CCGCCAAAGTGGAGTCGCCGCACAAAAGCCTGTGTGGACCCAGCAACCAAACGTCGCCAGTGCGTGAGATTGTGGTCTCAAGGACCTCCGGCACGTCATCGTCATCGGTGTTGCCCGAATCATCACCGCCACCACCCGCCATCAATTCGGCCAGCGCATCGGCATCAAAGCCGGTGAGCGACATATCGAAGTCGTCGAGCTGCAAGGCCTCCATTTCCACTCGCAGCATTGCGTCATCCCAGCCTGCGTTCTCCGCAATCCGGTTGTCCGCAATCACCAGTGCACGGCGTTGCGTGGAGCTCAAGTGCTCCAGCACCACCACCGGGACCATCTCCATAGCGAGCTTCTGGGCTGCGGCCAACCGGCCATGACCGGCGACGATCACACCGTCGGCACCGGTCAGGATGGGGTTGGTAAATCCAAACTCTGCGATGGACGCCGCAATCTGCGCCACCTGTTCGTCAGAGTGGGTCCGAGCATTTCGGGCATAGGGAATCAGTTTGGCAACAGGCCATTGCTGGATCTTGTCTGCCAACCAGGAAGTAGTCATTGCGCCACCTCCACCAACTTACCGCGCTCAGCCACCACTGCCTCGTAGGTCTGGCCAGTGGAGATCAGTTTGACCGGCACGCCGGGAAAAGTCTGCTGGAAGCGCTTGATGGCCACATCCACATATTCGGGTGCAATTTCCACCGATCGGCACTGGCGACCACAGCGCTGGGCAGCCAGCATGGTGGTGCCACTTCCGCCAAAGGGCTCGTACACGATGTCCCCGACGTTGGAATAGGCCTCCAGAATGAACTCCGGCAACGCGACCGGGAACACTGCCGGATGGTCAATGTCCTGGCCGATCTTTCCTTTGTGGCGCATCACCCGGATCACCGAGTCCGGGATCTTGTTGTCTTGTGTCGGCTGACCCTTGTGGGCCCAACCACCGACTTCACCCTCCTTGCTGCGCATGGCAGTAGACGACCCGTCCGCGCGCAGATGGGACTCCTCACCTGCGTGCTTGCAGGGAACGATCTTGTTGGGTGTACGACTTTGCCGGTTGAAGTGAAAAATGAATTCAAAACTCGGGGCCAAGCGTCCTGACCAGTCACCCGGCATGCCCGGACCCTGGTCCCAGACGTACCAGGCAAAGCGCCGCCACTCCTGGGTGCGCATCCAACCAAGCCAGCCGTCCCAGTAGGAAACGACTTCGTTGTCACGGTGGATCAATCCCAGATTGACCAGAACCTGAGCGTCGTCAGCCACGGGCAGTTTGGCAAACACGCCACGCATCAGGCCATCCCAATGGGTGATTCCGCCACTGGTGTAGTCCCGCTGATTGCCATAGGGTGGAGAGGTGAAGCAGACGGTGGCTTTATCGCCTTGCATTAGAGCGGCGACCACAGACTGATCAGTGGCATCGCCACAAATCAACCGGTGCTGGCCCAAAGCCCAAACATCGCCGGTTCTGGAAATGGCCTCTACTGGTGGTAGCGGAACATCGTCTGCTGCGTCCTCACCATCGTCAGGATCATCCTCATCCGAATCGGTCGCGCTTGGTGCGCCAAACATAGTGTCCAGTTCGACATCGTCAAATCCTGTCAGGGCAAGGTCGAATCCCGCGTCGGTCAGTTCTGCAAGCTCCAGCCCCAGCAACTCCTCATCCCAACCCGCGTCCAGCGCCAGTCGATTGTCGGAGATCACGTAGGCGCGCTTTTGGTTGGGCGACAGGTGTGCCAGTTCAATGACCGGCACCTCAATCAGTCCGAGCTTGCGGGCAGCCGCCAGTCGGCCATGGCCTGCAATCACACCGTTCTCACCATCGACCAACACCGGATTGGTCCAGCCAAACTCCACGATGCTGGCTGCGATCTTGGACACTTGAGACTCACTGTGTGTGCGGGGATTGCGGGCGTACGGAATGAGCGCCTCGACCTTTCGGTACTCGACGTTGAGCGTTTTCAAACGAGGGATCCTCAAAATAGAAAACCCGCCGACAGCATTTGCCATGGGCGGGTCAAAGGGAAACTGGATGGGCCTGCGGGGCGGTCTGGGGTGCAACCCTGCAAACCCTGCAAACCTGGGTTTGCACTCTGTCGCTAGGGGACTCTTGCGCTCGCTCCCCCCGCATTGCGATTTGGCCAGGGAGGACCCGTCGAAATCTGTGGGGGCCTCTGATTTCTCAGACCTCTCGCAACCATAGACGTAAATGTACAGAAAATCCGCTTGGTTGTTTCACGTTCAATCGCATGCAAAAGGGACAAACTCTGAATCGATGGACAGAGTGCCAAAGCATTACCCTGCGTGACCCAATAGCTCGGGCGAGTTGCCGAACCATTTGGGCTTTCCAAGTTATTTTTTGGGCTTGTCATTGAGCTTTTTGGCCATCAATTCCATGGATTGATTCCAATGCCGCCATGCTGTGGTGCGTCCAATACCAAATCGGGTGCAGATGTCACGCCAGCCGTATCGTTTGGCGCGCATCCAGACCAGATGCCGCTGTTCAACCTCAAGCCACTGTACCCAGTGCATGACATCAAGCATCTGCTCGACATCCTTAGGTGACGGTGGGAAACGACAGACCACGCGATCATCGGTTGCCAGCATCTCCCACTGGCAGCGCACGATGGTGGGCCAAGCGTTGAAGTAGCCCTGCACGTTGGCGGAGGGCAGTCGCCTTGCAGTCACCGCAGCGTCCTCGAAGCGGTTGGCCACGTCCTCAGGTGTCCATGGAGTGGTGCGCTCAGCCATGACGAGTCCTTGATGTGCCGTACAGACGCTCCCCGATGCGTCGCACCAGTTCGCGCTCGAGGTAGTCCAGTCGCTTGTCCTCTGCATTGACCACCAGGATGTTCTGGTCACGCCAGCCGCGTTGCTTGACGCTGTCCAGATCCGTGACGGTTGGCTGCAAGCGTCCAAGGGGGCATTGGTAGTGCTGGGTGGGAACCTTCATGTCACACCTCCTGCGTGTTGTCTTGGGTGTCGAGTGCCCAGTGAAGAATGGCCAGGGCATCGGCTTCGTTGTCGTCAGTGACTGGGTGGCCAAGGGCACGCATTGCGGCAATGACATCTGCCTTGCCTGCATTGCCTTTGCCGGTGGCGTGCTTTTTGATCGTTCCCACTGGAACGCCCTGGTACGGGATGTTGTGGTGCTCGCACCAGGTGGTCAGTGTGGCCATCAAGCCGCCATAGACATGGGCGGCATCCACGCCAGCGTGGCGACGTACCTCCTCAAAGTACACGACGTTGATCTCGCCGGTCATCGATTTGATTTCAACCAGCCAGTGTTTGAAGCGCAGGAAGCGCATGCCGCCGCCTTCGAAGCGCTGGGATTTGAAGCTGACGAAGCCGTGAGCGGTTTGGCCGTTCTGAGGGCGCAGAGCCCAGCCAGTGGTTGTGCCCAGGTCAAGAGCAAGGATCGTGATTTTCATGATTTGTGTCATTTCTAGGGTGGTCTGACACAGTCGTCACAGCTTGTCGTAACTTCTCATAAGGCGCGCGTCACGCGCACGTGTAGAGACTAACGAGGGACTGCGACGACTGCGTCAGACCGAGGTTTTTTTGTGGGGTCAGTTGTCTGCGTATGGCGTGTAGCTGACACTCGGTGGTGACTTCAATCCGATGCCCTTGAAGCCACGCACGCCGGATCCGTTGCGCCATTTCTCATAGCCTCGAGTGATCAGCAAATCAGAAAACCTGCGCTGCGCACCGATATATTCACCGGCAGCCTCTGCCCAGTTCTTCCAGTCGTTGAACAACTCTGCGGTCAGTGACTTGGCACTGTCGACAGCAACACAACGCTCATCAAGCCAGCGACCCAGGGCATCCTCAGCTTCGAAATACTCATCGGTCGCATCAGTGACCTGCTGTGGGCGATCAAGCCGACCCAGTCGCTGCCATGCCAAGCAGCCATCCAGTGCCCAAGCGAGGATGCCGTCACGCTCGGCCAGGAGCTTTTGCTGGAGGTGCTTATCTCTCTTTTCGGGTGGCACGGTGATGGTGAATGGAATCAGGTGCAATCGCCGCTTCATGGCTTCGTCGATGTTGCGAATGGCCGGTTTATGGTTGCCCGCGACAAAGAGCTTGAACTGCGGAAAGAACTCAAAGAAGTCCTGGCGCATGAACCGCGCGGCGATCTTGTCGCCACCCGTGAGGTTTTTGACTTTGGATTCAGCCCAGCGGCGACCCTGTTCAGTCTCGATGGCAGCAACGAATCGTGCCCCACGCAGCCCGGCCATGTCGGTCGGATGACGGTCCGTGCGGGTCTCCATGAACGTGTCCATCGGCGCGTTGGTGGCGTAGTCACCGAGGATGTCAGCCAGGGTGTTGACGAACACTGACTTGCCGTTGGCACCGGTGCCGTACAGAAAAAACAGTGCGTGCTCCCGGGTTGACCCTGTCAGTGCGTAGCCAACCATGCGTTGCAGATAAGTCTGCATATCAACGTCGCCCCCAGTGACCTCGTCGATGAACTGCCGCCAGATGGGGCACTCACCACGGGGTGTGGCGGTAGTGATCTTGGTCATGCGGTCGCTACGGTCATGGTCTCGCAGGCGCCCACTTCTGAGATCGACGACTCCACCTGGGGTGTTGAGCAACCATGGATCCGCATCCCACTCATCAGTGGTTGCTGCATGGCGACGGTCTGCGCGTGCCAGGCGCTCAACGCCACCGATGGTGCTTGATGCCGCCAACTTGGCCGCGATCCTGGGATTGCTCGCATTGAGCGATGCGTGTCGGCACACATGCCGAATCAAGTCGCTGGCGGCCAACGTATCTTCCGCACGCCAGCGCAGGCCGTCCCATACCAGCCACTTGCCCCATCCGGCAACGTAACGCCAATCGTTGTGATAGCGACGGGTGAACGACAGTGCCAGGGCATCTTCCGTGCCCCAGACAGCTTCTTCAGTTGCACTGCCTGTGGTGGCCGATTCCGGGCCGTCGGCCACCAAGTACATCTGCATGCGCGGGCCGTGAGCAATGAAGCCTGCAAGGTCGAACCCTTCGGTCTGTGCATCTGCTGCATCCCACCCCTCGAGAGCAGCCTCTGGCGGGTACAGGATATGGCAGGTCTTGGCTCCTGCGGCCAACAACGCCTGTGCGGCACGATCTGCATATTCCCAGCCGGGCTTGTCCTTGTCGGGCCAGATCAGTACGGTCTTGCCTGCCAGCGGTGACCAGTCGGTTTTGTCCACTGGCGCGTTGGCTCCGTGCATGGCTGTGGTGGCACAGATGCCCACATCGATCAGGGCTTTGGCACACTTTTCGCCCTCGACGACTACCACCCGATCTGACTTGAGCATGCCCGGCTGGTTGTAGAGTGGCCGTGGATCTGGCGGCGCAGCCTTCTTGCGCTTGACATCCCAAGGGCGAAATTCCTTTTTCTGCCCGGGTGGGTCATAGCGGTACACGATGGCGATCAGCTTGCCTTCTGCGTCCTGGTACTCCCATTTGGCCGTTGCTGGCCCTAGCTCGTCCATGGCGTGCTCAGCCTTGCGTTTGCGAGTCGCTTCTGGTGGTGCCTTCCCTACCAATTGCGCTGCAAAACTCAGCACCTTGGCAAAGTCCAAATGGACATTGAGCGCCAAGTGGCCGGATATCAGGTCGAAGATGTCTCCACCCTGACCAGTCGCACGATCTGTCCACAGTCCCGCCTTGTCGCCCGTGACCACAATCTCCAGACTGTCGCCAGGGCTGCCCAGGATATCGCCAACCAGAAACTTGCCGCGTTTGACCTTGCCAGCTGGAAACATGTCCTTCAGCACCGACTCAAGTCTCAACAACAAGCTGGCGCGAATCTCTTCGCGGTTGCCATCGCTGGACCCTGATGGTGCCGAAGTCACATCGTTAAAGTCCATCATTGCTGACACCCTCCGACTCTTGGGTATCCGTGCCGGAGTTGCCAGCTGCGCTGCTGTTGGCAGCCCACGTGCTCAGTTCATTCATGCGAAAGCGAACCAAGCTGCCCAGCAGGTAATGCGGAATGCGGTGTTTGGCGCGCATCTTGGGGTCACCAAACCAGTACAGGGGCAGACGCAGCGCGCATGCGGCCTGTTTGGCATCAATCATGGGCTCGGCATCTATTTGGAATTCTTGGTTTTTTGTGTTCATTGGGTTGTCCTCCAGCAGCGGTCTTGCCAGGCGCAAAACTTGCATTCAAAGTGGGTGGCATCAAGGTAGGCGCGAGGCAGCAACTCGCCTGCATCCGTGGCGGCAATGACCTTCACACCACGATCGGACATACGCTGGGCAAGCGCCGCATCAAACGGCACCAACTCGGCATAGATGTCCATGGTGTCGGCGTTGACGGCCGTGAAGATGGCCGGGTTTTCATGCAACTCCAGGTATGCCTGGTAAATGGCCACCTGCGCGGCGTAAACCGGCTTGGACACTGCGAGCTTGTTCTTCTCCAGGTCACGCCAGGATTTGGAGCCCAGGCACTTGTTTTCCCAAAGCGCCGGGTACTTGAACCCTTCAGGGCCACCGACAAAGACACCATCAATGTGCCCCTGCAAGCGGCCATCAGCCGTTGAAAACCCGAACTGCTCACCGTTGGGTTTGTGCGTGCGCAAATCGAATCCGGCTGCACGCAGCCAAGCGACCATGCTGTCCTCGTTGACATGGCCACGCTCAAAAATGCGCAGAATCCGACCCTGCAGGTCCCGCCCCGGGTCCACCGGAGCTTGGGCGTACTCGTATTGCAGCGCGCGTTCGCACGACACACCCAAACGGGATGCGCCCAAATACTGGCGGGATTTTTCCTTGGATCGGGTCCTTTGCAGACCCAGATCGATCAGCGTGCTGATCTGGCCACTGACGCTTGATGAGGAATTGAAGTCCATCATTTGGCATCCTCCCAAGGCCGATCGCTTTCCATGTCGGCAAACGGATTGGCCTCCAGATTTGCCATCGGGTCTGGAACTTCCGGCAGACCACGTACCGGTGGGTACTTGGACTTTTCATGGTGCTCCACCATGGCCTGTGTAAAGCAGGTCACGATGGTGTCGATCACTGCCAAGGCTTCTGATTCGGAATAGTCACCCAGTGGTTTAGTGAACCCAATAGCCCCGGCTGCTTCGCCAAAGGCCTTGAGACACTGAACAAGGGCGTTTCGCTCAACTTCAGAGAGATTGACCATGGTCACCCCCCTGGAGTCGACGAGGTCGTCTTTCAATCTGACCCAGTTGCCGTACATGGCGTGAAACGCTTTTTGACAGCGCTCGGAACAAAAGACCCAGTCCAGCGGATACCGCTGGGCCTGTCCTGTGCGGTGCCGGGTGTCGGTATGACCGTACCCCCGGGCTTGACGTGAGCAGACCCAGCATTTCATCGCCTGCCTTTCTTCTTGCAATGGACAAGACGTTCACTGGCTGGGCGACGACCCTCCGTGAACCCGTCGCAGTCAACAAAGAAGAGAGTTTTGGCGTGTGGGCAGCGGCACTGCTTGATCATCTGTTGCTGGTACGCACGCGTGCAATCGGTGCAGTAATCGCTGTCACCAGCCTTCGCCCGCATGGCAAAGGCGCGCCACTGTTGGTACTGCGACGCGTCGCTGAAGCAATCCGGGTGGTATGCCTGCGGCGTGGGTAAAGAGGCATTCATGTGCAGTGCTCCCTACTGCGCCCAGGCGGGCTTACCAGACACCAGCGAGCGTTGCGGCACTGCCGAGGCGTTTGCCTGCACTGGTGATGAAGAAGGCGCGGAACTGCCCTGAGCAGGCACATTGGCATTCAGTTTGGAGGGCACACCCATGGTGCGTGCGTAGTCCGGGTGGTCGGGCTCGACCGCCGTCTTCACAACATTGCGGTCATCACCCCGGTCATCCTTTTCTATATCGACGCGCACCACAAACTCAAGTCCGTCGAGGTCACAGAAGCCTTGGATGCGCCTGGCAGCAGCAGCCTGGGGGCTGTTGTCCTGCGGCAAAACATTTCTGGCGCTGTTCAGTGCGGCGCGCACGAAAGTTCTGCCCATCTGCGTCCAGGTAGGGCCTTTGGGTGAGTACAGGCCAATGTTCGACCACATCTTGCGTTTGGCAAATTCACCGCCAGTAATCACAAATTCGGCAGAGAGAAAGACCGCACCCGTCTTGGGCGATTGGGTGGGGTAGCCATCCGACCAGCCCTGGCTGGCGTCATAGTGGCCACCAGGCTTGAGCGTCATGCGCACTGGAACAAGCGCACCCTTGGGTATCAGGTTGAAACCAGATTGCTGTGCTTCAGCGTCGTTAAAGTCTGACCAGGCATAGGTGTTGTTGTCGTTCATTTGAATTACTCCGTGGAATCATTGGGGGTTGGGGCTTGTGGGTGCAGTGCAGAGGTGCCAGTGCCAGCGCACTTGGCGATGAGCGCACCCAGGTCGGGCGGCTCCAGCAAGTCAAGTCGACCACTGCGGTCTTTGGCCGGATAGCTGTAGGGGTTGATGGTCTGGGTGACAAATGCCCGGTATGAGCTACCGTCGTCGGCTTTGATTTCGGCCAGAGTCACGACCTCGTCGACGATGCCTGGCAGTTGCAACGCAGTGGCGCTGCCCTCAATCTGCGGCACAAACACCTTGCGGCCAAAGTCATCCGTCTTGCAGTCCAGGATGGCCACGAACACCACGTTTTTTCCACGGGCGTGCTGCAGATGGGTCAGCGCCGTGACCATTTCCTGACCTAAAAGACCATAGGCACCGCGCGAGTCTGGTTTGCCCGTGCGGTCAGAAAACGCTGCAGGCTGGCTCTTGGCCCAGTTAAAGCACAGCCGCGACAGCGCCGTGATGCTGTCGCAGAAGTAGGTCTGGTACTTGTCCAGGCTGGCCGGGTCGCCGTACACCGAGCAGACTTGGTCAAAGTGCGTCTGAGAAAACGGTGACTGCTCTGGCAGCGCCGGGTTGGGCCCGGCCAGATAAACCACCAGATCCCGGAACTCAGGCCAGGTGCGCGGTCGCAGGCAGTCACCATCCCAACTGGATACCGACAGGTCACCCGCTTCCAGGTCAATGAACAGAGTGGAATGGGTATCGAGGGATTTCAGCTGGGTCGTCTTGCCGATGCCACTCACGCCCAGAATGACGATCTTGACACCACGGCGTTGGGCGCGGCGTTGATCAGCAGTGATGATGGGAAGCGCCATTTATGCCACCTCTTTCATCTGATCGATCACTGCTGGATTCCAGAGAATCTGGTACCCGGAATGGCCGTTACGTGAATACGGCAAAGCCTCGCCCCATACCTGACCTGCTTCAGTCAATTCCCATTCGTCACGTTCATTGCGCAGTTGCAAGCCCATTGCAGCCAGGCGGGCGTTGACGCTGCGAGCGGCCATACCCAATTGCTGGCCCAACTTGGTCGGATTCATGGCTGCCATGGGCTCATCGTTTGCGGGAAGCGCACGACGCATCGTCTCAACGGAAAGGCCTGTGTTCTCGTGAATGCAGGTCAAGGTGGCAGCCATGGCGATGCCATGCTTGACACCGGGAACCTTGGCCACCGCCTCTCCGATCAACAGCAGCGATGACACCCGATCCTGGGTTGGCGATGGCAATGTAGCCACCGACGTGGCTGGCGCATAGGAGCCGGTCTTGCGAATGGACGGGATAACCTCGTGTGTCACCCAACGCTTGAAGCGCTTGGCTGCTTCCTTGCTGCTCCCCAGGATCAGCGCATACAGACCATATTCGTTGACATGGTTGGCACGCTGCGCGCGCCCGAGGTTGTCGATGACCTCCATTTTCTGGAGGTCATCGCTGTCCACATGAGTTTTGATTGCTTGAGAGGGGTTCCCCAACTCCAGCACCTGGCACACATCGATGGCATTGAACCAGGGCTGGCCAGCGGCATCCAGATTGACACGCAGGGCATGACTTTCAAATTCAAAGGGGATGATTTGCGACATGATCAGGACTCCAGTGGGTCAATGGAAAGGGTGAAAGTTGGCTTGCCGCACTCAACGGTGCGGGCAGTCGAAAACTGCTGCTGCAACGCAGGTGGCCAGTTCGTGTAGCGAGATTCAGAAACAGACAGCTTGATATCGATGTAGCTCTTGACCTGCTCGCCAGATGCAACGACGCGCTCTGCGATCTCGCCCAGTTGCTTTTGATCCCAGGTGATTTTTTTGGGAAGCTCAAACTTGATGTGCAGGGTCCCGTCGCTGATGTGGGCGGTGCCAAAATCGCGGCCTGATTCCAGCAGCGCGGCCTTGGCCTGTTCTTCGTAGCACTGCTTCAAAGCGGCATCGAACTTGGTACGGGCCTGCTTGAGCCAGGCAATGGCTTTGTCCAAATTGACATCGACTTCATGTTTTTGAACGGGTGTCAACTGGGCCAGTTGGCTTACGGACATCTCAGCGATGTCGGCAGGAAAGATGGTGAGGTCAGTCATGGTCACGTCCCCCTTCACTGGTATACCGAAGTAAAGGTGGAGTGGCGCGACACACGGCGCTCGTAGGCTTCGATCTCGGAAATGAGATAGGTAACCCTGGCACCCATCTTGCAAAAAATGGGACCTAACTTTTCCTGCCTCCAGCGGCGAAGGGTCTTTACTGAAAGCCCCCAGCGTTGGGACAACTCATGTTCGTCAAGAGCGAGTCGCGGTACCGCAGCGTAAGGGGTTTTGACGGTTGAGATTCCCGTCTGTTCGGTGGTGAAGTGGCGTTGCATAAGAAGTGCTCCATTGGTTAAAAAGCCACTTCTTATTTTTCGCACCGACCGCCGGATGACCTCCGGATGTACTTCCGGATAAACCTCCGGAAAAATAGTCTCTCAGCTCACGCGAAGGCGATATTTGCCATATCCCACGCGTTCAATCCAAACCTGCCATTCACCTTTTCCAAAAACAGAATCGGGATCCTTGCCGCAGTCCGTGCTTGATCGAACATCTGACCATTTGAGACTGAGTTGATGACGCTCTCGCCAAAACAGTGCAATGACTGATTTTTGGTAGCCTGTGAAGGTCTTTTCAACGGCCATGCAGCGCAACTTGAGCACGCCGGTGATTTCGTTGTACCGGTCACGGTCATCCTTGGCATCGTCGGGCACGCCGTGCAGCATGCGATCCAGCACGTCGCCTTTGAGAGTGACCACGTTGGTCACGTCAGTCAGTAGGGCGCCTATCTCGCAACCCTGGTGGTGATTTGGCAGATTTTTGCTTGTCTTGGAATCGGTCACCAGCACAATGCCGTGACTTGATCTCTCATGATCTCGAAGATGTTGTTCCAACTCCATGGGGCACATTTTTGGACGGCGCGAGACATACAGTGGGACAAAGCGACTTGAGCCACTGATACGCAGATCACCCAAATGCCACAGATGACCCTGTATCAATTCGCG